TCTTGGTGATGTGTTGGCACTTTCAATTGCATTAGGATAAAACATGGCACAACCAACAACAAGACAACAATTTAAAGATTACTGTTTAAGAAAACTTGGTCATCCAGTTATTCAAATCAATGTGGATGATGACCAAGTAGATGACCGTATTGATGATGCATTAGCATTTTGGGCAGACTATCACTATGATGGCACCGAAAAGATTTTTATGAAGCACCAAATCACTCAAACTGATATCAATAGAAGATGGATTTATTGCCCTGATGCTGTTACTTTTGTAACTGGTATTATTCCATTTGACCAATCTGGTTCTTCAGTCAATATGTTTGACTTGCGTTACCAGTTACGCTTGCATGACCTGTATGACTTTACATCCGTGTCTTATGTGTCATATGAAATTACAATGCAACACATTCGCACATTAAATTTATTGTTCTCTGGCACACCACAATTTAGATTCAATAGACACCAAAATAGATTATTCTTAGATGTTGATTGGTCAAGAGATTTTGAAGTTGGTGATTATGTTGTTGTTGAGTGTTACAGAAAAATGCAACCAGATACAATCACAATAACTGGCACAGTAACAGGCAATACTTCTGCAAACACTTTAACTGGTACAGGCACAGTATTTGACCAAGAACTTTTAGAGAATGATATTATTTTATTATCTTCTGGTGCAGAATATCAAGTGCAAAGAATTAAATCACCAACTGAATTAACAGTTAGTGCAAATAATCTTACTGCAAATGTAACTTCAGTATCAATCACAAAAACAGGCATTTCAGATATTTGGAGTGATAGGTTCTTAAAGGCATATGCTACTGCTAAAATTAAACAGCAGTGGGGTAACAATATGAAAAAGTTTGGCGGAATACAATTACCTGGTGGTGTTACACTCAATGGTAAAGAAGTATACGATGAAGCAACTGAAGAACTCGCTAAGATGGAAGAAGATATGTATCAGATGGGTAGTTTGCCTAGTGAGATATTTACAGGCTAAACAATGCCAACAAATCTATATTTTAATAATTTTCCAAATGACCAAGTTACTAGTGAACAACTACTAGTAGAAGATTTGGTGATAGAAGCTATGCAGATGCATGGCATGGATGTGTATTATTTACCAAGAAGTTCTGGTGACTCTGTTGATATGTTGTATGGTGAAGATACACTAAAACAATATACTGTTGCATATCCATTAGAGATGTATTTGGAAGATGTTACAGGCATGGAAGGTGAAGGTGATTTCATGTCCAAATTTGGACTTGAAATCCGAGATGAAATGACTTTATTGGTTTCTCGTAAAAGATTTAGATATACAACTGGCGCATCAAATTTAATTAGACCAAGAGAAGGTGATTTAATTTATGTTCCATTAGTTCAAAACTTTTTTGAAATTACCTTTGTTGAACATGAAAATGGTCAAGCAATGTATTACACATTAGGCAGAGGTCGTGGTGGTAATGTATATGTGTATGCATTGAAAATGAAACAGTTTGTATTTTCTGAAGAATATATTGTTACTGGTATTGATGAAATTGATGGTCAAATCAGAGATGCATACAAGAGAGAAAGAATTACAGTTGCTGTTGGTGGTATAAGAACATTTGTGCAAGATGAGATTGTATATCAAGGTGGTAGTCTTGCAACTGCAAACGCAAAGGCAACTGTTTACTCTTGGAACAGCACTACAAGAAACTTAGATATTGTAAGAGTAATGGGTACTTTTGCAAATACTACATTATTGATTGGTGCAACATCAAATGCAAGATGGACAGCCGCAACAGTATCTAGTGATACAGCCTTTGATAATAATCAGTTTGAAGATATTACAGACAATACATTAATTGAAACAGAATCAGATGCAATCATAGATTTCTCTGAACACAACCCATTTGGTGAAGCATAATGCTAGGTAATGACCACTTTTATAATCGCACCATTCGCAAAGTAGTTGTTGCGTTTGGTACAATGTTCAATGATATCCATGTTGTTAGATACAACAAGGCAGGCACAACTGCATATGAAAAATTTAAAGTGCCTCTTAATTATGGCGCAAAAGAAAAATACATCACAAGATTAACTTCTGATCCAACATTAACAAAGTCAATTGCAACTTCTGTTCCTAGAATATCTTTTGATATGACTGGAATGACTTATGATTCATCCAGAAAATTACCATCTACTGTAAGAAATTTTGCAGCTGAAACTTCAACATCAGTTAAGACACAATATGTTCCGATACCTTATGATTTTCAATTTTCATTGTCAATCTATGTTAGAAACACAGAAGACGGCACACAAATATTAGAACAAATTTTACCATTCTTTACACCAGACTTTAATGTGACAATTGATTTTATTCCTAGTATGGGTAAAAAATATGATATGCCTGTTATATTAACTTCAGTATCAAATCAAACTGATTATGAAGGCGACATGATGACAACTCGCCTTATCATTTGGAATTTAGAATTTACTGCAAAGGCATATATTTGGCCGCCAGTTATTTCTGGTGAAGTTATTAGACGAGCAAATACAAATCTATATTTGGAAACAAGAACAAAAGATGCACAGAAAGTATATGTTGACTATGCAAATGGGACAGGATATTTTTCAGTTACTGGTGAAACTATAAGAGTTGAAAAAAGAGGTATTACTGGAGAACTATTATACTTTAGTAATTCAAACAATTCAACAGGCAATACTGCTTCAGTTATTGTTGGTTATTTAAATGACTTCTTAAAAGTTGGTGACAAAATTGTTGGTGATAAGAGTAATGCATCTTATGATATTGTTTCGTTAGATACCAATCCATTAAAATCTGTATTGATTGTTACAACACCAAATCCTATTACCGCAGAACCAGATGATGAGTTTGGTTTTTCTGAAACAATTACAGAATTTCCTAATATAACATGAACAACTTGAACTCAAAATTATCAGAAGTATTGGATGTAGAACCAATACAATTTGAAACTTTACCAGTAGAGATAAAAACTCCTGTTGAAGATGATGCCGAATTCGCAAGACAAAATATCAGAGAACTAATTACAAAAGGTAATGTTGCAATGGATAATCTATTGCATGTTGCCAAAGAATCAGAACACCCAAGAGCATATGAAGTTGCCGCTGGTCTGATAAAGAATCTTTCTGACTTGAACAAAGACTTACTTGAAGTGCAAAAAAGAAAAAGAGATTTGTCTGGTGAATCACACAATGCAAAAAGTATAAATGTAGATAAAGCAGTCTTTGTTGGTTCTACAACAGAATTAGTTAAATTTTTGAAGAATAATAAAGAACAATAAATAGGAATACTATGGAACAATTAATTGAACAACTCAAAGTAATTTTAGGTACAAATTTTGGTTTGTATTTAAAGTCACACAACTATCATTGGAATATTGAAGGTAAAGATTTTCCACAATATCATTCTTTTCTAGATGGATTTTACAACGATGTTTGGAATCAATCTGATGATATTGCAGAACACATTCGCCAATTAAATGCATATGCACCAGGTTCTTTTTCAAGATTCATAGAACTATCTGCTGTTGAAGAAGCAACAACTGTTCCAGATGCACACACAATGTTTATTACATTGAAGGCAGATAACGACAAATACATCATGCAATTGAGAGCTGGTATTGTTCTTGCTGAACAAGCAGGTGAACCTGCCGTATCAAATTTCCTACAAGACCTTCTTGGTGCCCACCAGAAGAAAGCATGGATGCTAAGAAGTATCGTAAAGTAAAATGTCTGATTTAGGTGGCGGTTATAATGGTAATGCGAGTTTAAAACGGTTAGGGGTAGAAATATCCTATACCGAAGAACAAGTTGCAGAGATTGTAAAGTGTTCTGAAGACCCAATTTATTTCATTAAAAATTATGTAAAGATTGTCAATGTGGACAAGGGTCTTGTTCCGTTTGACATGTGGCCTTTCCAAGAGAATATGGTTAGTGAGTTTCACAATAATCGATTCTCTATCTGTAAGATGCCTCGACAAGTTGGTAAAACAACCACAACAGTTGGTTATATGTTGTGGTGTGTTCTATTCAATATTGATTATAAGATTGCAATTCTTGCTAACAAGGGTTCTTTAGCAAGAGAGATTCTTGGTAGAATTCAGTATGCATATGAATATTTACCTTTGTGGTTGCAACAAGGTATTAAAACTTGGAACAAAGGTAATATTGAATTAGAAAATGGTTCAATGATTTGGGCATATGCGACTTCTGCATCAGGTGTTCGTGGAGGTACCTACAACCTAGTTTTCTTGGATGAATTTGCTTTCGTTCAACATAACATGGCGCAAGATTTCTTTACTTCTACATACCCTGTTATCTCATCAGGTAAGACTACAAAAGTTATTATTGTTTCGACCCCTAATGGTTTAAACATGTTCTATAAAATGTGGGTTGATGCTATTGAAGGTAGGTCTACTTACAAACCACTTGAAGTTCATTGGTCTCAAGTTCCAGGCAGAGATGAAGCTTGGAAAAATGAGACTATTAGAAATACTAGTGAAGAACAGTTTAGGCAAGAGTTTGAAACTGAGTTTATTGGTTCATCGGCAACATTGATATCTGGTGCAAAACTGAGAAGTTTAGCATTCCATAATCCAATATCTTCAATAGAGGGATTAGATATATACGAAGAGCCTATAAAAGACCGACTGTATATTGCCACAGTTGATTGTTCTGAAGGTGTTGAACAAGACTATTCGACAATCAATGTGATTGATGCAAGTCAAACCCCTTATAAACAGGTGGCTAAATATAGGAATAATAAATTACCTTTATTGTTTTTTCCAACTGTAATCTATTCGATTGCAAAAAAATACAATGAAGCATATGCTTTGATTGAGACTAATAACATTGGTCAACAAGTTGTTGATATTTTACACTACGATTTAGAGTATGAAAATATCTACAAATTAGAACATCATCATATTAAAGGTCAAGCAATCTCTGCTGGTTTTAAGAGGTCTACCAGTTTTGGTATTAAGACAACTAAATCAGTTAAAAAGATTGGTTGTGCAAACTTAAAGACATTAGTAGAAAATGATAAATTGATTATTAATGACTTTGATACTATCGCAGAAATGAATACTTTTACAAGAGTAAGAGATAGTTATGCGGCGGAAGAGGGCAACAATGATGACTTAGTGATGGGATTGGTATTATTTGCGTGGTTGACAGCACAATCGTTTTTTAAAGAATCAACGAATATTGATATTAGAAAGTTAATGTTGGCAGAACAAAACATGTTACTAGAAGAAGAATTGTCACCGGTAGGCATCTTTGATGACGGCCGTAAAGAAGAAGAAATAGTAGATGGTGGTGATGTTTGGTCGACAAGAAGTTATACTTCCTCAACTTTCTAAATAACTAAATATACAATAAATAGAATTTGACCCGATAACAAAAGGAGAAATCCATGGCATTTCAGCTATCACCTGGGGTAAATGTATCAGAAATCGACCTGACTACAATTGTCCCCTCAGTCGCCACTTCAATTGGCGCATTTGCCGGACCGTTCGCTTGGGGTCCAGTTGGTGAAATTATTACAATTTCAGACGAAGTAAGGCTTGCCTCTACATTTGGCAATCCCGATTCAACTAATTATGAATACTGGTTCTCAGCAGCAAACTTTCTGGCATACACAAACAATCTTAAAGTTGTTCGTGCAGTAAATATTACAACAACAAGAAACGCAACTGCAAATGGTGCTAACAATGTTGCCCTTATTAAAAATGAGGATGATTGGTTAGATAACTATTCTGCTGGTAATACTGTTTATGGTATCGCTGGTGCTCGTTATGCGGGTGCATTAGGTAACACATTAAAAGTTTCTGTTGCAGATGCAAACACATATTCAAATTGGGCTTACTCAACACAATTTACTTCAACACCAGGAACTTCTACCTATGTTTCAAACAAAGGTGGTACATATGATGAAGTTCACATTGTTGTTGTTGACGAAGATGGTCTGTTTACAGGCACAAGAGGCACAGTCCTTGAGAAGTTTGGTTTTGTATCTAAAGCTTTAGACGCTAAAGACGATTCTGGTAATGCAAATTACTACAAACAAGTCTTACAAAACAAATCAAAATACATTCACTGGATGTCACATCCAACCACAATCTCAACAGGTACTTCTTGGGGTTCTTCTGCAAACGCAACAGCATTTGCAAACTTAACTGCCAATGTAACAGTATCATTATCTGGTGGTGTTGATGGTACAATCTCAACTGCGAATGTGGTAACTGCATACGATTATTTCAACAACGCAGAAGCTGTTGATGTTGCATTGATTGTTTCCGGTCCAGCAGATACTACCGTTTCAACTTCTCTTATTTCAATTGCTGAATCAAGAAAAGATTGTGTGGTATTCTTATCACCACCAAAATCAAATGTTGTTGATAACGCAGGTTCAGAGACAACAGCTATTACAACATATCGTAATACATTAACAAGTTCATCATATGCAGTTTTAGATTCTAACTGGAAATATCAATACGATAAGTATTCTGATGTTTACCGTTGGGTACCAATGAATGGTGATGTTGCTGGTTTATGTGCAAGAACAGACCTTGAAAGAGACCCATGGTATTCACCTGGTGGTTTGAATAGAGGTATCATTAAGAATGTAATTAAACTTGCATGGAATCCAACAAAAACAAACAGAGATGACTTGTATATTAAAGGTGTTAACCCTGTTGTTTCATTCCAAGGCGAAGGCACAGTTCTATTCGGTGACAAAACATTGTTGTCTAAACCATCTGCGTTTGACCGCATTAATGTTCGCCGTCTATTCATTGTGTTAGAGAAGTCTATCGCAAGAGCAGCTAGATTCTCAATGTTTGAGTTTAATGACCAATTCACAAGAGCGCAATTTGTTTCACTTGTAGAACCCTTCTTGCGTGATGTTCAAGGTCGCCGTGGTATTACCGACTTCAAAGTAGTGTGTGATGAATCCAATAACACTGGTGAAATTATAGACCGCAATGAGTTTGTTGGTGATATCTACATTAAACCTGCTCGCTCAATCAACTTTATCCAACTTAACTTCGTTGCGGTTCGCACAGGCGTATCGTTTGATGAAGTTGTTGGGAAGTTCTAATAAATAGAGAAACAGGAGAAATCACATGGCATTTTCAGTAAACGAATTTAGAAGTCAGATGACAGGGGACGGTGCCCGTCCTAATCTGTTTGAAATTTCTATGCCTTTCCCTGCGTTCTCTGCGCCAGGAAATGCACAAACAAAATTAACATTTATGTGTAAGACTGCACAATTACCTGGCTCTACGCTAGGTGTTGTGCCAGTTCAATACTTTGGCAGAGAATTAAAGTTTGCAGGTAATAGAACATTTGCAGATTGGACAATTACAGTTATTAACGATGAAGACTTTGCAGTCCGTAACGCTTTCGAAAGATGGATGAACGGCATCAATAGTCACAATCTAAATATTCGTAATCCAATTGCATTAGCACCATCAGGTTATGCTGTTGATGGTGATGTTCGTCAATTTGGTAAAAATGGTGATACACTTAAACGATATAGATTCGTTGGTTTATTCCCAACAGATGTTACACCAATTGATGTTGATTGGGGCTCTAACGATGCTATTGAAGAGTTTTCTGTAACTCTCACCTATCAATGGTGGGACGCCGTAGAATCTGGCGTAGTGTGATAGAGGGGACCGGTTTGGTCCTCTCACATTTTTTAGAATGGTATATTAATGGCTATTAAACTTTTCGGTTTTACTTTAGGTAAAAAAGATGTTGTCCAGGCACAAGAACCTGGACAACCATCTTTCGCACTTCCAACGGAGACAATGGATGATGGTGCAGTTACCATTACCCAAAACGCTCACTACGGAACATATGTCGATTTAGAAGGTTCTGTTCGCAATGAAATAGAACTAGTTTCTAGATATCGTGAAATGGCAAATCATCCTGAGTTGGAGATGGCTATTGATGATATTGTCAATGAGGCAATAACACACGATGAA